GAACTAGGTGCGATTGATGTAACGAATCCAAACAAACAAACAAGAATCGAACAAGCATATAATAGTGGTATGCTATACACTTCATCTAATGATAGAGCATGGACAGCAAAACAAAATATTGATATGAAATTTACAATGAGAATTGCTGAATTTGATACTACTGCGAAATATGCTTATTGGAATAATATTCCTGTTTCTACTGCATTCTCATACGATGCATTAACTTCTGCTATTAGTGATCAAGTTCTTCCCGGAACGTCTATCACATATGAAATTAAAACTGCTGATTCTTCATATGCTGTAGATTCTGATTATACAACAATCAAAAATTATGAAAGGCTGATATCTCGTTCCAGAAAACAAATCTCTACAACTAGCGCAGAAACAACTAACGGATTTAAATCTTTACAGTTGAGAGCAACATTAGCTACGACGAACAAGTATATTACTCCCTACATTGACGATGAGAATATTTTATTCCACTTTGATAAGAATCAAATTAATAATTCATATCAAACAAGCGTTAGTGGAACGGTAACATATAGTTCTGGAAATAATATTGTTGTTGGTACTGGTACAAGTTTCACAACAGAAGTGTTTCCTGGCGAGTATGCAAAATTTGGTACAGAGTATCGTAAAGTTTCTTCGATTTCAAATAATACATATTTGACTGTGTTGAATAACTTTACAACAACGAATTCTGCAAGTCAAACAATGTCGATTCGTAATGAAGAAAATCCAGCAGGACCATATTCATCACAATCGAGATATATCACAAAAGTTATTACATTGAATGATGGATTTGAAGCATCAGATTTAGTTGTTTATTTAAATGTCAATAGACCTCCAGGAACAACAATCAAAGTCTATTGTAAACTTTTAAATGAAAATGACACAGACGCATTTGATGACAAATTCTATACAGCAATGAGTCTAGATGGAGTCGAAACTTTCTCTTTAAACTCTACAGAATATAAAGAAGAGAAATATATTATTCCAGCATCAATAAAAACTGGTGGATCTACTCTTTTATCCGGTAACGTTGCAATTTCAAACGTAAGTACAACAGTAACTGGAACATCAACAAGATTCATTCAAGATTTGAAGATTGGAGATACAATTGCTGTAGGATCTGGTAGAACACAAAAGGTTGTTACAACAATTGCAAACAATACTTCATTGACTGTTGATTCAGTTTATTCTACAGTTACAACTTCGCAAGATATTTTTAGAGTGCTAAATAATGCAGTAACATATACTACTCCAGATGCAAGAATCTTTCAGGGATTTAAGTATTTCGCAATCAAGATTGTGTTTCTTTCGAGTTCGCCAAGCTATTCAACAAAAGTTAAAAATTTAAGAGGAATTGCATTAGCATGAGTTATGTTTTAGAAAAGATTTCTATAATTGAACCTACTAATGGATTTACTGAAAGAGATGCGAATTCAAAAGCAATATTGAATACTGATGTAAATTCTCTTTTGAAATATAAAATTCAAAAAAGAAAAATTTCTGATATAAATAAGAGTACAAATGAAATCGACTTGATTCGCGGAGAAATTGATGAAATTAAATCCGATCTAGGCGAAATCAAAAATCTATTGTTAAAAATTACTAAAGAGAGAGACTAACTATGACTATTTTACAAGTTCAATTGTCTAATACATTTAATGAATTTAGACAAACAGTAAATAATGTTAGCAATACGGTAAACGCATTTACTGATGGAACGACTGGAACTCCAGCAACGTTTTCAACTCAATCGTTGTTTGCCGCTGGCGTTGCGGCAAACACATTGAACGTTAGCACACTTACAGCGGGTAGAGTACCTTTTGTTGCGGCATCAGGATCAATTACTGATGCATCTGGACTCACATTCAATTCTTCTACTGCCGCTTTAACTGTTGCGGGAAATATAAAGTCTGGTTCAATTATTAATATGATTGCGGCTAACGGCGCAATTATGACTACCGGAAACACTATCACAGGTAACATGGTTGGTCGCCACATTGAATCAATCGGTTCAGGCGAGTCATACTTAGCAGGCACAATTTGGCACAATAATCGTGGTGAAGATCCAGAACAGCACTTAGTTATTGGTATTGGTGACATAGATGGTTCACATGATATCGCTATTGTTAATACAAACACTGGCGCAAATGGATATGCTGAGTTTATTGCATACTCAGCAACTGGTAATAGCGAAGATGGTTGGATTTCAACTGGTGTTAATAGCCCAACATATAGTCAAGGTGCATATTCTATTACTGGTCCAGATGATGGTTATCTATTGTATGAACCAAAGAATGGTTCATCAGGAAATGGTAACTTAGTTATTGCTACTGGTGCTGGTGGTAGACAAAATCAAATCATTATTGGTGCTGGTGGTTTTGCTGATCCAGCAAATAATCAACAGATGGTTATCACTCCAGGACAAAAAGTTGCGATCACTATCAATACACAATCTTCAAACACTACGACTGGTGCGCTTGTTGTTAACGGTGGTATTGGTCTTCTTGGTAACTTGAACGTTGGCGGTAACGTAGCAATTACAGGCACAATTACACTTGGTGGTGGTGGTAATACAGTTTCTACATCATCACTTTCTGTTGACAACCCAATGATTTTCTTGGGCGCAAACAATGCCGCCGATGTACTTGATTTGGGTTTAGTTGGTGAATACACATCTAGTGGTAAAAAATACGCTGGCCTTGTTCGTGACGCAAGCGATTCAGGTATATTCAAGTTGTTTGCAAATAACTCTACTAGACCCAATAACGCAGTTAATTTTTCAGATGCAAACAATGTATACGGAACGTTACTCGTAGGTACACTTCGTGCAAATAGTGCTATATCATCTACAAGTAATACAACAGGCACATTGGTTGTAACTGGTGGTGTTGGTGTAAGTGGTAACGTTTACGCATCAAGTTTTACTGGAAATACTGGTGCAACAGTTTCATCGTTTACAACAGATCAAACATTCACTGGTGCAGCTAACACTTCAGTTCCTACAGCATGGGCAGTTAAGACATATGTTGACAACAACAGTGGCACACTATCTTGGTCAATTAAAACAACAGCAAATAACAATTATCTTGCAGTTGCTGGAGATAGTTTGATGTGCGACACATCAAATGGTTCATTTACAATCTTATTACCAGCATCACCAGCAAACAATTCTAGAGTTGTTGTAGCAGACGTTGCTGGAACATTTGGTACTCGTCCATTGATTATTAACAATAACGGCAACAAAGTTCAAGGCGCTAATAATATACTTTATCTTGACATGGTAAACGCAGGAATATCATTGGTGTATGTTAATTCAACTTATGGGTGGAGAATAATCTAAAATGGCAATTCAACTTACAACAATTTTTAGCGGTGGACGAGATTCTGGAGTTACTGGTTCTGGAAAAAGAGCATACTATGCAATGCTATCAAGAAATACATCTACCACATGGGGTGGAGCAACTTTTTACGATAGAAATGTTGTAGGACCTTTAATTAATTTAGGAATTATATATGATTATAATACTTATGGAGCATCACATGTAGTTTATAATAATACTTCGACATATCAGAATATTGAATCTATTTGGGCTCCAGTGTCAGCGACACAAAGTAACCCAACTACCACTGCATCAACTGCTTATGTAAACGCTACAAATGCAGCTGGTGAATTTGGAAACGCAATGATTGATGCATATAGCGATGGCACAATTAATTGCATTTATGGAAGACAAGTTTCTGGTAATGTTAAATATTATTTGAATGCATGTGCTATCAATAGTGATCATTCTAATAAAAGAATTGTATATATTTTATATAATGGAGTCATTCGTGCTGTAGATAGATTATATGGTTCGTATAGCGTTCCGATGTCTAATACATCGGACTTTACAGTTTCTAGTTTGAATACTAATATGCAAGGATCTGCTTCATATCATGCTGGAAGAAAAGAATTAACAATTTTAAATTATGTCGCTACTGGCGGTTCTTTTAGTTGTTTTACATATCAAAACGTAGACTTTGATACATATCCTGATCCTTATGTTGCATTAAATAGACCTGGTGTGACAAGAGTTGATGCTACATTAAGTTTAGCTAGTAGTTGGGCAGTAAGTAATGCTGAATCTTTTTACAATTTAAAACCTATTACAACAGACAACGGAAGCGTTTATGTTTCTGTTTTCTTTACTCAAAATAATTTTAGACTATATTCTTTCACAAGAAGTGGCACTAGTGCTATTACAGGAACTTTGATCACAACATTGGCTGGAACAACTTCTTATGGTTTGGACCAAGGTATAGCATATGGTCAAAGACAGATCACATCTAGAGATGGAACATCAGTAGCAACATTTTGTCCATATTATTATTATGGTTGTGGTATTTTATGCTATATGATTGATAAAACAAATAATACATATACTACATATAGTTATAATGATACAGGCTTAGGCACACAATGTATGCCATATGGAGATTCTGGTTGGGTGTTTTATTATGCTGGAAATGGATATGCTACAAACTATACTGGTGTACAGACTCTTGCTACATATGCAAAAAAAATCGGTGGAGGTCATGCTCAAATTCTAGCTGGTCAATATTTTCCATATTTTACTGGACCAAATACAACAAATTATCCTGGGTTTACACAAGTGGTTGACTATGTACTACTTTCTGATAATGTTTATGGTCCCAAATAAATTGAATGAGAATATTCTAAAATGCCACAAATAACATCACTCTCATCAAATTTTCCCACACTTAAAGACTCTGGAATTACTGGTTCTGGAAAAAGAGCATACTATGCAATGCTATCAAGAAATACATCTACCGTATGGCATGGAGCTGCTTTTTACGATAGATCATTTCGTAGTGTTTTTAATACTGGTTCTACGGGAGCCTCTTCGGTATTGGGCCCAAGTCAAATAGTTTATAATCATACTTCGACATATCAGCATAGAGAATCTATTTGGGAATCTGTAGCTTCAACAGCATCCCCTCCAAATCAAAGCGGAACTAGTAATTATGTAAACTCTACAAATGCAGCTGGTGAATTTGGAAACGCAATGATTGATGCATATAGTGATGGTACAATTAATAACATTTATGGAAGACAATACGGTAATGGTAAACATATCTCGAATGCATGTGCTATCAATAGTGATCATTTAAATAAAAGAATTGTATATATTTTATATAATGGAAATATTTTTGCTGTAGATAGATTATATGGTTCGTATAATAGTTGTATGGAAAATACTGGATCTTTTGCAGTTTCTAGTTTGAATACTAATATGCAAGGATCTGCTTCATATCATAGAGCAAGAAAAGAATTAACAATTTTAAATTATGTCGCTACTGGCGGTTCTTTTAATTGTTTTACATATCAAAACGTAGACTTTGATACATATCCTGATCCTTACATCGCATTAAATAGACCTGGCGTGACAAGAGTTGATGCTACATTAAGTTTAGCTAGTAATTGGGCAGTAAATAATAGTGAATCTTATTATAATTTAAAACCTATTACAACAGATAATGGAAACGTCTATGTTTCTGTTTTCTTTACTCAAAATAATTTTAGTTTATATAGATTTACGAGAAGTGGTACTAGTGCTATTACTGGCACTTATATTACTAATCAATCTGTAACAACTTCTTACGGTTTAGACCAAGCTATTAACTATGGTCAAAGACAAATTACATCTAGAGATGGAACATCAGTAGCAACATTTTGTCCATATTATTATTATGGTTGTGGTGTTAGATGCTATATGATCGATAAAACAAATAATACATATACTGCATATGGCAATGCTGACACCAGTTATGGTATACAATGTATGCCATATGAAGATAATGGTTGGGTGTTTTATTATGCTGGAAACACCTATCCTGCATCCTATAATGGTGGATATATGATTGGATCTTATACTAGAATACCGACTGGTGGGCATAGATCGGATACAATTGTTTCGGGGGGTTATTTTCCATATTTTACTATACCAAATACAACAAATTATCCAGGATTTACACAAGTAGTTGACTATGTACTACTTTCCGATAATGTTTATGGTCCAAAATGATTCTTAAAATAAGAAAAGGATAAATTAAATGGCAAATCAAGTTTCAAATGTATTTTCTGGAGGTATTGATCCAGGCATAACGGGTTCTGGAAAAAGAGCATATTATTCATTATGTTCTTATCAGACAACAAACAATAGTCCCGGTGTCGCCTTTTATGGACCAAATATGAATTCTGTGGTAAACGTTGGATATGAAAGTGGATATAATAATTATGGACCATCTCATATTACATATATTAACGATTCTACAAATCAAGTTTCAGCTTGTATATTTTCTCCTGTTGTTAATAGTGTTAATCCAGTATCAACTAACTCTGGTAATTATTTAAATGGAGTTAATCATGGCGGAGAATTTGGGCATGCTTTATACGACGCATATAGTGATGGTACAATTAATAATGTTAATTCAAGGATACTCGATAGTAGTGTTAAACATTATTTGAATTCATTTGCTATCAATAGCGATCATTTAAATAAAAGAATTGTATATATTTTAACTAGTGGAGTCATTCGTGCTGTAGATAGATTATATGGTTCACACTCATATTCTATGGCTGGTATGACAGACTTTACAGTTTCTAGTTTGACTAGTAGTATGCAAGGATCTGCTTCATATCATAGAGCAAGAAAAGAATTAACAATTTTAAGTTATGCCAGCTCGGGGGGATCATTCAATTGTTTTACATATCAAAACGTAGACTTTGATGCATATCCTAGTCCAAGTGTTGCTCTTAGTAGACCAGAAGTTGTTCGTGTTGATGCTACATTAAGTTTAGCCAGTAATTGGCAAACAAATAATAATGAATCTTATTATAATTTAAAACCTATTACAACAGATAATGGAAACGTCTATGTTTCTGTTTTCTTTAGTTCAACCGGCTTTTACTTATATAGATTTACAAGAAGTGGCACAAGTGCTATTACAGGAACTTATATTGCTAATCAGGCTGTAACAACTTCTTATGGTCGAGATCAAGGTATAGCATTTGGTCAAAGACAAATTACATCTAGAGATGGAACATCAGTAGCAACATTTTGTCCATATTATTATTATGGTTCTGGTGTTAGATGCTATATGATCGATAAAACAAATAATACATATACTGCATATGGGAATGCCGACACTACTAATGGTGTACAATGTATTCCATATGGTGATTCTAGTTGGATGTTTTATTATGCTGGAAATGGATATGCTGGTAACTATACTGGCGCATATATAATATCACAATATATAAAACAGGGTGGTGCAAGTGGAGGACATGTGAATCAAAATGGATGCTATTATATCCCATATTGGCCAGTAACAAATACAACAAATTATCCAGGAATGGGACAAGTTGTTGACTATATGCTTTTACCTTCTCACTTGTTGGGTGCTAAAAACACTTAATTTTAATTTAATAACGAAATAGGAATTTAAAAATGAAAATTTATTTTTTTGCAGAAAATAGAGCGAGTGTAATGGATTTTGCTTTTCCAGAGGATGAACCTAAAGATGCTATTGCGTCATTTGAATTGTCTAAAGGACAATCTACATTTTCGCCTAGATATAAATTGATTGATGGAAAATTGGTGGATTCTTATCCAGATAAAACTGATGAAGAAGTTGCTGTAATTTTAAATGAAATTGAAACTAAAAAAGCAGAAGATTTAGCCAAATTACACGCACAAGCACAATAATATAGTATTATTTAACTAAGAAACCCACCATCTTTGGTGGGTTTTTATTTTCTTCTCTAGTCTAATTTCTGATATAAATACGAATAGAAATCAAAAATCTATTGTTAAAAATTACTAAAGAGAGTGAAAAACTATGCCAATATCACAATTAGAGTTGACAAACACGTTCGACGAGTTTAGACTGACGGTAAACAATATTAGCAATACTGTAAATGCATTTGACACCAGCATTACTTCTACAACGTTAATTGCCGCAACTGTAACTGCAAACACGTTAGTAGCAAACACGTTAACATCAAATACGTTAGTATCAAATACGGCTGTATCAAATACGGCTGTATCAAATACTTTAACATCAAACACTTTAACATCAAACACTTTAGTAGCAAATACTTTAGTAGCAAATACGTTAACATCAAATACTTTAGTAGCAAATACTTTATCGGCAAATAATTTAACATCTGGTCGTGTCGCATTAATTGGCACTTCTGGTAAAATTCAAGATGACGCAGGAATAGCATATGATCCGACAACAGATGTTTTAACGCTTTCTGGAACTACAGATGCAACTTCACCTTTAAATGGAACACTAGTAGTTTCTGGTGGTGTTGGAATCGCAAAGAGTCTTTATGTTTCCGGAAACACATACATTACTGGAAATCTAACTATTTTTGGATCGAATACTGAACTTAGTACAACACAAATTAACATCAATGATCCGCTACTACAATTAGCAAATAATAATACATCAGACTTAGTTGACATTGGTATCTTTGGTCAATACAATCAAGGTTCTGGTAATGTACATACTGGTCTTTTTAGAGATTCTTTAGACGATACTTGGAAACTATTTAAATCATATTCTGCTGAACCAACAACAAAGATTTCAACATCAGCAAACAATTTTGCATATGCAAATCTAGCTGTCGCATCATTGACTTCAAATGCTAATGGATCATTTGCTGGAACATTATCTGTTACTGGCAATACAACTTTTTCTAATACTCTTATATTAAATGGTAATTTTAACGTAAATACAAATAAGTTTAATATCATATCAAGTTCTGGTAATACTACAATTGCTGGGACTTTAAATGTTTCTAATACAATAGCGTCTTCTAGTTCTACGACTGGTGCATTGACAATTGGTGGTGGCGCAGGTATTGCGGGAAATGTGTACTCTGGAGGTTCTATTAATGACGTATATGGTAATTTGAGATCATTGCCGCCGAATGCACAGTCTACTTCATACATAGCAACAACAGCTGACATTGGTAGATTTATTAACACAACAGCAGGCGTAACTATTAATACTGGTGTGTTTGCTATCGGCGATAACGTAACAATCTATAACAACTCAGCATCTTCAATTACCATCACCCAGGGTACTAGTGTTACATTGAGACAAGCGGGAACAACAAACACAGGCAATAGAACTCTTGCACAAAGAGGTGTATGTACTGTTTTATGTGTTGCTTCCGGAGAGTTTGTAATTAATGGCGCGGGATTAACATAATGTCTGTTATAAACATGATGATTGGTGGATCAGGCGCCACTGTTCCCGGTGTCCCAACAAGCGTAAGTGCTGTTGGTGCCGGAACGACATCTTTATTAGTTAGTTTTAGTGCTCCAGCAAATGATGGTGGTTCTGCAATTACTAGTTATACTGTATTTGTAAATGGTGGCAGTCCAGTTATAGGAGCTAGTTCTCCAATTAGTGTTAGTGGATTAACTGCATCCACATCATATACGATTACAGTTTATGCGACAAATGCAATAGGAAATGGATCTCTATCATCTGGTGTTACGGGAACAACAAGTTCAAATTATATTGGTACTGTTCTTTTTAGTTCTGCTAGACAATGGGACAGTTCAGCAGCCAATTACACTATTCCTGCGGGAACAAATTATATTAGAGTCAAGGTATGGGGATCTGGCGGAACAAATGCTGGATACTATAACAACCTTGATGATGGGAATGGTGGTGGTGGTGGATTTACAGACGCAATTATTTCCACAACTCCCGGAGAAACACTAAGAGTTGCTGTCGGCACACCCGGCAACAATGGTTCGGGATTCACAACTTTTTCAGGATATGCTGGTGGATTTTCTGGGATATTTAGAAGCGGTAGTCCTTTGGTTATGGCTGGTGGCGGGGGAGGTGGAGCCACTAATAGTAGTAGTCCTGGTGGCGCAGGAGGAGGATCTAGTGGTCAAGCATCTGCTAGTTCTGCTCAACCAGGCACTCAAAGTGGAGGCTGGTTACATTATTCTACCAATCCTTCAGGACAAGGCGAAGGTGGTGGTGGGGGCTATTATAGCGGTTCTGCACTGTGGTATAATGGCGGTGGTGGAGGCTCCGGGTTTATTGGTGGATCTGGCGTTAGTTCAGCAACAACCACAACTGGCAATTACAGAACACCAGCCGGAACGGGAGATTCGGAATATCCGGGAGGCAATATAGCATATGGTGGTACTGGATACGATGGCGCACCAATATACAATGGAGTAGGATCTGGATATATTATAATGCATTGTTATGCAATTAATCCTGCGGGATTAGGAGTACCAAGTCCTAGAACTGTTCTCGCAACATATTAATACAAAATAGAATTTTTATTTTCTTTCTTATTATAAATATGAATAGAAATCAAATATCTTTTATTAAAAATTACTAAAGAGAGTGAAAAACTATGCCCATTTTTATGAACGTAGCAGCTTCTAATACATTAGATGACTTTAGACAATCATACAATTCGACAGCGAATACATTAACGGATTTAACAAATACTCCGGTTGTAGCGGGTGTTTATCCAGTTAATCAAATTTACTCTGGAGTAGTAACATCAAATACGTTAGTAGCAAATAATTTATCGACAAATGCATTAACATCAAATACTTTATCAACAAATTTATTAACGTCAAACACGTTAACATCAAGCATGTTAACAACAAATACTTTATTGACAAATTTATTAACGTCAAATACGTTAACATCAAATACGTTAACATCAAATACGTTAACGTCAAATACTTTATCGACAAATGCATTAACATCAAATACGTTAGTAGCAAACACGTTAACATCAAATACGATTGTAGCAAATACTTTATCGGCAAATAGTTTAACATCTGGTCGTGTTGCGATTATTGGAACTAATGGTCTAATTCAAGATGACGCAGGAATAGCATATGATCCGACAACAGATGTTTTAACGCTTTCTGGAACTATAGATTCCACTACACCCTTAAATGGAACACTAGTAGTTTCTGGTGGCGTTGGAATTAGTAAAAATTTAAGAGTTGCGGGAGACACATATGTTTCTGGAAACTTGATCATTTTAGGTTCAAACACAGAACTTAGTACAACACAAATTAACATCAATGATCCGCTACTACAATTAGCAAATAACAATACATCAGATTTAATTGACATTGGTATTTTTGGACAATATAACTCTGGTGCAGCTAATCTACATTCTGGACTTTTTAGAGATGCTACAGACGGTGTTTGGAAACTATTTAAGTCATATTCTGCTGAACCAACAACAAAGATTTCAACATCAGCAAACAATTTTGCATATGCTGATTTAAACGTCAATTCATTAAAACTCTTAGGTGGTACAGCCAACGGAATAGCATACATAAACAGCTCCAACGTCCTGACCACTGGATCTGCGCTGACGTTTAATGGGGCGAACGTGGGTATTACGGGCACATTAGTTTCTGCGAATATTTCTGGCTCGACAGGCGCAACAATTTCATCATTCATTACCGATGGCACACTTAGTGCTAACAATAATACGACTGTTCCTACAACAGCGGCTGTTAGAGCGTATGTTGCTAGTAATATTGTCTCTGGTGGTTCAACATTTTCACTAACAATTAGTAATGCATTGGCATATACAACAATTAATCCAATACCAAGTGGATGGACACCAAGTAGCGGCCAAACTTATGCATACTCTGGTAGAGGAAAATATGGAACTAATGGAAATTGTTTTTTCCACAGTGCTGGCATGAGGACGTCCTCTCAATCTAGTATTGGCTTTAGATCATTTACTGTAAATCCTACTACTGGAGCAATTACAATAAACGCACAAACAAACGTGTTTTTGAATAATAGTACATCGGTAGGCTTATCTACAACATGGATGCAGCAAGATGAACTTAGCGGAAAAACAATGTGGTTTGGTAATAGTGGCTGGAGTGGCACCTCAACAAATAGATTTGGATATGCATGGGCAACTGTGGATGAAAGTGGCACTATTACTTCGAGTGGCTCAGCAGAAGATGCGATAAGTCATTATAGAAATGGGACAATGCGTTGTTTGGGTAGATCCGATCAGGGTGGCTGGTATGGAATGTCAAGTGGATATAATTATAACAACAGCAGCATTGCGGCGATCAATAGATGGAATTACACAGGAAGTTCACCATCATCTGTGGGCGCCGTTAACTACAGCTCCGACACATCAACAAGTTATCATGTAAATTTACATGGCCAATTGAATTTGAATGGATCGGCAGTTAACGTTGCTGGAATGGGATATTATAGAGTGAATAGTAGCACATATTATTTGCGTGTATATGATGCAACAATGAGCAACTTCACTGATCATAACACAAACCTACTATGGGGTTTCGGTGAGAATGCATTTCAATTGAGTAGTGGAGTTCTTATTCACTATTCGATTCAGGGAACATATGTATATACTGCATATAATAGCAGAACACTAGTCACCCCCTCTGGGATTCCTTCTTTTATGGATGGTCGAAATCAGAGCGCATCGATCTGTTGGATTGGACCAAACACTTGGATGGCGTCAACCGCCGACAGTCCAAATCAAAATTCATTTATTTGCTTTAGAATTGATCCGAGTACATATGCATTAACATATAGAAGACTTGAATTTGGAGGATTGGCAGCTTTTGAGGGGAGCAATTTGAGTGTATTTACATCTGGACCATCACAACAACATCTGGTTGTGATGTCAAATCTTTCGAATGGTTATGCATCAACTCTTGTATATAATAATCCATTTGCAACACTTTTCAATACTTAAATTTTAAATGTGTGACAAAAACCCATCTTCTCGATGGGTTTTTTATTTTTTGTCTTATTATAAATAGAACATGAAATTTATAAGGGGAAAAGATGAGTACCAGCAAACCAGCATCAAGAGAAGAATTCAAGCAATTCTGTCTAAGAAGATTGGGTGCGCCTCTTTTGGAGATAAACGTTGCTGATGAGCAAATTGAGGATTGCATCGAAATCTCATTCTCATACTATTATGATTATCATTTCGATGCAACTGAAAAAGTTTATCTAGCACATCAAGTCACAGACGAAGATAAAGTAAACAAGTACATTCCAATTCCAGATGAAGTTATTGGAATTAGAAATGTGCTTGACATTGGTGATAGTTATTCTACAAACAATCTGTTTAATCTAAGATATCAAATTTCTTTGAATGACTTATACTCATTCAATACGGGACCATTTGCTCCTTATTACATGGCTTTTCAAAACGTTGCACTTGCTGAAGAACTATTCGTCGGCAAACAATCTCTTAGATTCAATCGTCATATTAATAGACTTCACATTGATATGTCTTGGGATACTAAAGTCAAAACGGGTGAATATATTATCATCGAAGGTTACAAGAAAATCGATCCGGACACATATACTGATGTATACAATGATCGTTGGTTGCAAAGATATTGTACTGCACAAATCAAAAAACAATGGGGCGAAAATCTTAAAAAGTTTGAAGGCATTTCAATGCCCGGAGGAATCACATTCAACGGACAAAAGATTTGGGACGAAGCATTAGATGAACTAAATCAATTAGAAACAGAGATGATTTCTAATTACTCGCTACCAGTTATAGACATGGTTGGATAATGGCTCGTAATAGATATTTTAATCAATACTCTCCGATTAGATCGGAGCAGTCACTAATCACATCATTAGTTGTAGAATCAATTAAGATTTTTGGTGTTGATGCATACTATCTACCAAGAACACATGTAAACTTAGATAAACTTTACAACGAAGATGGCTCTGTCATTTATGATGATGCACTTGAAATGGAAATGTATGTTAAAAGTTATGACGGCTTCATGGGTCAAGAAGATTTTATTTCTAAGTTTGGATTGCAAATTGATGAATCAATCACTTTTGTAGTTGCACAAAAAAGATTTATTGAATCATTGAAACCATTAATGATGAATGAATATGGATACAATGTTCTTTTAGAAGATGGTGGATATTTTCTTGCGGAACAAGGATATGATTACTCTGGAATTCTAAGACCTCGAGAAGGAGATTTGATTTGGATTCCAATGCTTGGATACATGTACGAAATCAAGTTCACAGAGAATATTGAAAACTTCTTCCAATTAGGCGATCTTTACACATTTGAAATGAGATGTGATAGATTTGAATACTCTAGTGAAAGAATCGATACTGATATTCCTGCAATTGATGCAATTGAAGATCAGTATAGTCTATCTACCACAAACACAGAAAAATCTTTGCTTGAAGATGATACACTATTATTACTAGAAGATGAAACTTATGTTGTTGATGAATCTAATGTTGTTCTTGCTTCTGAAGTTTCTGCAGACAATGTATTCATTGGACAGAAGATTATTACGGATGACATATTAGATTTTTCAGAGAAAAACACTTTTGCAGATACTAGGACGTTCTAATTATGATGTTTGGTCACGATTTCTATCACGGCACATTAAGACGATATATTTTAATGTTTGGTAATCTATTCAACGAAATTCAAGTTGATCGTAGAGATGCTAATGGCGAAAAAATACAATCACTTAATGTTCCA